AAGGTCTGTGATGGTAAAATACAATCGTTTATTGATAAAAGTTATAAAGAGCTTGCTGATTATGTTCATGCCTACGACCAAAAAATGGTAATGAAACGTGAAGCACTTGCAGATAAAGGCCTTTGGACTGCTAAGAAAAGATATGTATTAAATGTTTATGATAATGAGGGTGTTAGATATACAACGCCTAAATTAAAAATCATGGGTCTTGAGATGATTAAATCATCAACACCTTATGCGATTCGTGAAAAAATGAAAGAGCTTACTAAGATTATTGTTACAAAAGGTGAAGATGAGGTACAAGAGTTTATTGAAAAGTTCAAAGAAGATTTTAAGAATTTACCACCAGAAGAAATATCTTTTCCTCGAGGCGTAAATGGTATAAAAACTTATGAAGATTCTAGTTTAATTTATAAAAAAGGCACACCAATTCATGTGAGAGGTGCTTTATTATATAATCAACAATTGAAAAAACTAAATCTTGAAAAGAAATATCCTGCAATTCAAGATGGTGAAAAGTTAAAGTTCACATATCTTAAACAACCAAATCCAATAAAAGATAATGTTATATCTTTTCCAACAAGAATACCAAAAGAGTTTGGTCTTGAAAAATACATTGACTTTGACACGCAATTTCAAAAAGGGTTCATAGAACCTACAAGATTTATTGTAGAATGTATTGGCTGGGAGATGGAGAAAAGTAATTCGCTGGAGGATTTTTTTGAGTGAGATAGATTATAAAATGGTGCCTTTGTTTAGTACACCACTTTTTATAAAAGAAGATATATTTATTGAAGAATCAACTAAAAGCTTTCTAAGAAATCAAAACTTTGAAAGAATGTGGACTAATAATGGCGATTATGGTGTAGATAAATATATACTCAATAAACCAGAGTGTGCATCATTAAAAGATAAACTAAATGATGCAATAAAAAAGTATGCTTATATAGAACTTAGAGCTCAAGAAAATATAAAGTTTTATATTACTAATTCATGGGTAGTTAGGCATAAACCAGGAGATTGGGCTCAAGATCATGTTCACACAAATTCTATTATTTCTGGTGTTTATTATTTTGATGTGAGTGGTGAAAAAGATTCAATTCAAAAATCTGGACTTTGACACCAAAAAACGGAGATGTATATATGTTCCCATCATCAACAATTCATAACGTGGGTGAAAATAAAACAAATACCAATAGACACTCACTTGCTTTTAATGTTCACGTTAAAGGTAAACTTGGCACAAAAGAATTTCAATTAGATATAAAATGATACAAGCGATTTTACCTTTTATTACAGCAATAGGATTATCAGTAATTGCAGCTTATTATTCTGTGATAGGTTTGGCTCAAATTTTTCCAGGATCATTTTGGCCAATTATTGTAATGGGTGCTGTTTTAGAAGTGGCAAAACTTGTAACAGTATCTTGGTTATATAATAACTGGAAGGAAACTATTTTGGCCATGAAAGTATATTTCATCACGGCTATTATACTTGTAATGTTAATTACTTCTATGGGTATATTTGGTTTTCTTTCAAGAGCTCACATTGAATCTAATGTAGTAGTTGGTGCAAACTCAGTTCAAATAAAACAAATAGAGTTAAGAGAAAATTTAATTAGAGAAAGACTAACATATTTGTATAGACAGGCTGGTGATGATCCCGAAAAAGTTGCAAGAACAACTGATAGACAAATTAGAGCTGCTCAAGCACAATTAGTAAAACTTACACAAGAAAAATTACCATTACTGAAAGAAGAAAATATATTAAAGGCAGAAGTAGGGCCAATTATGTTTATCGCCGAGTTTTTATATGGTGAAGGTGACCCTAAATTCATAGATAAGGCTGTAAGAGCTGTAATTTTCATAATTATATTTGTTTTTGATCCTCTTGCCGTGTTACTACTCATAGCGGCAAATCAATCATACAGAAAATATAAAGATGAAAAACCTAAACCGGTAATAAAGAAGGCAAACAAAAGAAAAAGGCTTGACTTACCACCTAGTCCTAGTTTAGAATCCTTCTTTATAGATAAGGATAAAATGTTAGTGCCGAAAAATCAAATCACAAAAATGAAGGAAACATAATGAGTTTGTTAGACAGATTAAAAAAGAATACCACAATAAAAGAAGCTTCGATCTTATCAAAATCTAAATTTTTTAAACAGAAAGATATGGTGCAAACAGATGTACCAATGGTTAATGTTGCACTCTCTGGTTCACTTGATGGTGGTATTGTTCCAGGTTTAACTATGTTAGCTGGACCTTCAAAACATTTTAAGAGTGCTTTTGCTTTACTCATGGCATCATCATATCTTAAAAAATATAAAGATGCTGTGGTTATATTTTATGACTCAGAGTTTGGCACACCACAAAAGTATTTTGAAACTTTCGACATTGACATGGAAAGAGTATTACATACACCAGTTACAAATGTTGAAGAACTTAAACATGATATTATGAATCAATTAAATGATATTACAAGTGATGATAAAGTAATTATTGTTTTAGATTCAATTGGTAATTTAGCTTCTAAAAAAGAAGTTGATGATTCAATAGAGGGTAAAACAGTAGCCGATATGACAAGAGCTAAAGGTATAAAATCTTTGTTTAGAATGATAACACCACACCTCACAATCAAAGATATACCTTTAGTTGTTGTCAACCACACATACAAAGAGATTGGTATGTTTCCTAAAGACATTGTTGGTGGTGGCACAGGTTCATATTATTCAGCTGATACAATTTGGATTCTAGGTAGACAACAAGATAAAACTGGAAAAGATATTATAGGGTATCATTTCATAATCAATGTAGAAAAATCCAGATTTGTAAAAGAGAAATCTAAAATACCAGTTACAGTTTCATTTAATGGTGGTATTCAAAAGTATTCAGGTTTACTTGATATTGCAATTGAAGGTAAGTATGTTGCAAAACCATCTCCTGGTTGGTATGCAAAAGTAGATAGAGAAACAGGCGAAATTGGTGAGAAAGTACGCTTTGATGCCACACAAACAAAAAAATTCTGGTATGATATATTAAATGATAAGCAGTTTAAAACATTCGTACAAGAAAAATATCAAATAGGCTATGGGAATATATTAAGTGATGATGCGACTAGAACAAACGATACTGAAGAACTTAGTTTACAATGAAGAATTTACTCGGAAGGTCTTACCATTTATTGAGGCGGACTATTTTTCAGAATCAATAGAAAGAAAAGTATTTGTTGAGATACATGATTTTGTAAATCAGTATGAAAAATTACCAACACATGAAGTTCTTGTAATTAATTTTACAGAGAAAAAAGAACTCACAGAAGATGAAGTATCTAAAACAATAGAGCTTCTACAAGAAATCAAAAAATCAAAAGATGAAGAAGTT